CAAGCGCTTGGTCGTAATGGTTCTGGCTGTAGTATTGCTCCGGGCGACGGCTTAGATCGGGGCCGTGCAGCAGGCAGACAAGATCGCGGGCATACTCCCACGTCCTGACCTTTAGAATGTTGCCATTCCAGCCCTCAATGGCGAGTGTGCCCGCCTCAAGGTCGACAAACAACGTGCTATCTGGCGGAAGGGTTTTAGCCAGCGTCGTTTTGCCCACGCCCGAAGGGCCGACGATTGCCATGTTGATCTTGGGCGGGGCCGATAGCCGCTCTTCGGCTGTAATAATCGGGATCATGCGGCAGGACCGGCCAGAGGGACGGCATCCTCTTTCGGCGCGGCTTCCGAGACAGTGACCCTAAGGGCCTTCATCTCAGTGGTCCGCGCGTTGTCGAGGGAGCGCTTGAGCTCGTCGTCAATGATCCCCTTATAGACCGTCTCTGTAACACTAAAGGTGATTTTGAAAACCTTTTGGACTGTGGGCCAATCCATTTTTGATGCCGTCTGGGCGAGCTTGGCGCCGTCCCACTTGACCGTTTCAGTTCGGTCAGCCTTGGCGATAAAGCCGTCTGACGTTGTGTAGGTCTTGGTGCCTTTCAGCTTCCCCGTTGCTTTCAGGGCTGCCGCCCCCTCATCATGGTAACGCCGGTCAAGAACGTCGTCGACGTTTGCGATAGCGGTCGATGCCAGTTTCTTGTGATCGCCCCACTCAGCGCGGTACGCGAGAAGATCGACAGTCGGCATTTGTTCCAGGTTAGTGGCGGGCTCAGTCACGTTTGGCTCCTTTGATGAATTTTCTAATGTTGATTGGCCGGTGCATGCTATCGGACAACGCAATTAGTTGGATCAACCCAGAGCCAGGAATAGAGCCGCGCTCAATCCACTTGCCTATCGCTTTGATAGACACCGGACGGAGCTTGTGCCGTTCCAATTGGGCAGCGAGATTGGCGGGGCCGTTGAAGTGCGCGATTAGCGCGGGCACGTCGAGCGTGATGTTATACAAAGTCTGGCCTCTCTCGATTTGGTCGATAGCACTCTTCGGAGAAGCGACGTTAGAACATTTTGTATATCGCGTGCAACCTAAATCAGCAGGCGCGGGATTGATCCCGCATAACCTTGTAATCCTTCATCATTTCCGCGATAGCGCTTTCCGCCGGCAGCAACGCCAGCTCGTCGGCGGCCTGCGCTTGGAATTCCGCCGTGTACTCAACAACCGGCGGGCAAGTGTGCGAGATATCAACGCGGCTAGAAGGTGCCGCCCCGCAGCTCGCGATCAAGGTCGTCATCAGTGCGAGGCCGGTTAGCCGCAGCGCGCATCTGTGCATCTTTAACCCTCAATGCTTTGTTGTTGATCTTGACCGTCACCGCGGCAACGCCAGCGCGCTCGCCCCTGCTGTAAATCCCCGCGACGATAAGCAGCACGGCGACGACAATCGCGCCGTAAATAAAGACCTTGGCTTTTAGCCCGCCAAGCAGCCCCAGGATCATTAGCGAACCCCGTTCCGACTATCATCAATGCGCGCCCAGACAATCCAGCCAATCGCAATCAACGCGATGCCGCCGAGAGCCCACGGGGCGTACTCAGCAATTTGGCTTACAAGCGGCGTGAATTCACGAACACTATCGAGCATGTCTGTGAGCGGGGCCAGGGCCGTGCTCACACCGGCGACCTTCGCGGCCGCAATCGTCCGGCTCTTAGATAGGCCGCGCTTTGGCACTTCAATCCCTGCGAGGGTCAGCCCGTGATCAACCTCTTGGTCGCTGTACGGCATGGAGCCGTTTTCGTATGTGATGATGGACCGCACCATTGGGAGCATGACTTCATATTGATGCACGTTGATTTTGCGCCCCTTGCTGACGCCAACGCCAACGCGAACAAAGTCCGCGTAACTGTCCGTGTCATTTTCGGACGGCGGCGCCCAACGGTCAATGATCCCTTGAACCGTGTCGATCCCGTGCTTGTCTTGATAGGTGATCAGCGTTCGCGCGAGCGCACGGATGCCCCACGCGGGAGACTTGAACCGGGCAAATGCGCCGTCACTGTCAGGGTTGTCTAACCCCTGCCAAGGCGTTCCGTTAGAGCGAATGTTGCCAGGGTTGTTGTTGCGTATCCCGCGGGGGTTCATTTCGCGCGCCTCATTTCTGCCATGTCCGTTGGAGTTAATTCGACAACCGAATGCGCTGGGGGCCGGGCCAGTTCACCGCCAATCGCAGCATAGCCCGCCATGTCAACGTGCGTGTCTGGCTCCGGGCTTCCGACCTGTGTGCGCGCTATCTTAAGCAGCACCATCATATTTGCCACATCTTCAGACGAAAACGACGCAACCGGATCGCGGCGTATATCTAAATAGGCGGTCCAAAGGCTGGCGATGTTTGAAAAATTGATATCGGCGGGGCCGTACTGTGCCTCGCGATCTTGAGAAACCGTCTTTATGGCCTCTCTGAGAATTCCTGCGGCGATCATTGCGACAATCTCCGTTGTGGGCTGGGAGAAAAAGCCCGCCCCGAAGGGCGGGCTATCTCTTCGTTTGGCTCAGAGCTTAGCCAGCGTATTGCGGCGTGCCCTGGTACTGACTGTCCGAAGTGCGAACAAGCAGCTCAGTCTCAAGCGTGCCGTTCGGTGCCGTGCGCGGCGAGTAAGTGCCCCGTACATCTGCCGAAGTCGACGTTGACACGGTTGCAAGACCGGCAACAAACGTGCCTGCCATTTGCTGCGCCCGCGTGCTTTCGATCTCGACGTAGCCGTTCAACGCGCCTGCCGTGGCGAACGCCGAGGCTGGCAAGATTTCCAGCTCATCATCCACCGCAACAACCGTCGAAGCGTGACCGGCGGTTGGGGTATCGCTGTCAACGTCGCCTGCCCCGCCGCCATCGCCAACCGTGACCGACAAGCCATCGACCGCAGTATTGTTGACTTTCATGGTAACGGCGCCGCCCGTGGTGACGGCCTTCCAGGCGACCGTTGCCACCTTGCGGATAGTGCCCGCAACCGGCGAGAGAAACGAAATCGGCGTAGCCGCCAACAAGTCCGTTTCATCAATCTGAAACGGCACCTTAACCGTCTCAGCTTGACGGCCAAGCAGCACGCCACTTTCAAACTCAGCAATAATGTCGTCAGCCCGGACAAAGAACGGAAGCCCGAGAATGTCGCCAGTGCCGACCGTGGCGCTGGTAATGGCAGTGTCGGACGAAATGCTATCGACCGTTTTGAAGATCTTTTTGCCGGTGTGGCTCGTGCCATCAGCGGTGACTTCAACAACCGGATTGCCGTGAACGTCCTTACCCGTGATCGTCAGGGTAGCAGTCGTTGTCCATCCGGCAACCACATTGCGCGGTTCGTCAGGGGTGCCAACGCCATTAACGGCAAGCGCGCCATTAATAAGGAAATTAGCCCCGAGGCCAACAGACTGCGAAACGCAGTAGCCGTCTGCGTCGGCCGTGTCCGGTGCCCCGAGATTGACAAGGACGGTGGTCATCTTGGCAGACTTGCCAAAATTCTCATCGTCAACGCCGTCCTCAGTTCCGGCGGCGTCGAAGCCAACCCATAGCTTTGAGCCTGCCACGAGGGAGAGTGCCGCGGCCAACGTAACAGTGACGTTGGCCGTGCCAAACGAGACTGTAAAATCGGCCGGGGATTTCAAGGTTCTGTCTTGGGCCGAAGCGATTTGATGCTCGCGCCCATTTCGAAAGCTACCGGCATTGTAGCCAGCAGCGTAATTGACCGTGAAAGTTCCGCTGCCCGCCACATCGGCGGAAAGGGTGTGCTCTACGGTAACGAGGCCCGGGTTGCGCATGATATCTCCTTATGCGTTAGGGGTCTGGTTGCCATGGCCCCGGATGGGGTCAAGGGGTGAATGATCGTACCTTTTTTTATCGACTGCCGCGACCGCTATCGCCCGGGCGCTTGGAATTGGCCCGGGAGCCCCGCCCTCCGCGCTGTTCGGCGGGGCCAACAAGCGGCTTAACAAAGGCTTCGCGGGTGGACGGGAGCGTTGCCCCGTAGATAGCCAGCGTCCCGGCGGCAAATCCAACACCATTTAGCCCGGGCAAAAGCGCCCCAGTCGCCGCAATCATGGGCTGAACAACCGTGTCGTAAACGGCCCTGGCAACGGCGCGCTCAGCCGTATTTGTGTTGGAGCTGTTCCGGTCTGTTGTCAGGTTGACTGATTTCGAGAATATCTCAGAAAGAGATCCGAAGAGCGGCCCGAGCATCGCGGTCGCGGGGTCTTTCGAGTACTTCATCGAGCGGACCAAATTCGCCGGCAGATCGTTAATGCCGAGGAAACCGGCGCGAGAAATCGCCAGGAGCATCTTATCAAATTCGCTTCGCGGCTCGCGGTTTTTCTGTGCCGGGTCGCGGAACACAATATCGCGCAGCTCGCCTATGTAGTATTGCGACGCTACCGTGATTGGGGTCATTGCGATTGGCACCGCTAAACGCAACCGGTCCGCAACGCCAAGGTCTTTGGATGATGCCGCCGTCCATAGGTTACGACCAATGCGCTCAATGACAGTTTTATGAAAGCTGTAAAGGAACGACTGAAGTGCATAGATAATTTGCCCGAGCGGGTGTTGCGCGTATCTAGGGCGCTGAGAAGCGTTGGGGCGCATAATGGTCTGATCTGTAAACCGGCCCATAGCGGTTCGGTACATCTCTGCATCGCCCTTGTCGGCGCGCAAAAGGTCTGAATTTATCTCGCCGTCATTGTCCTTGACCCACTTAGCGAAGCCGTCAATTTTGTCATCAGGAACGCCCAGCTCTTTCAAGTAGAGCCGCGCGCTGCGCTGTAGGTTTGTCCCGTTTGCAACGTCCATCGCCATCCGGCGAATGAACCGCTGGGCAACGCGCATTGCCGCTATCCGGGTGCTTTCGGTAAAAGCATGAAGCCCGGTGCGCCGGAAGAAATCTCCGGTCAGCGCCCGCGCGGCCTGCCCCTCGACGTTGCCGCCAAAGCGCTCTTGCAAGAGCATGTCGTCACCAACGCCGCTAATGAAGCCGAGATCTTCGGCTAAGTCCCTGGCCTCTTTTTTCCAGCCCTTGCTTTTGTAAATCGGCACCCAATGCTTGAGCGTGTCGCCGTAGGCGCGCACAGCCTCAAAGGGCCGCCCGGAGCGAACCGCCGCTAATGTCGGCTCAGATAGCGACGTGATCGTCGCGCGATCAAGAAAGCCGAAAGTCGTCCAGAGGCGCCCTGCCGCGTAGGCAATGCGCCCCGGACCAACGACTGACTTCATTGTGCCGGTCGCTGACTGAAGGTTGGCGACAACCTGAGGGATTGCGTCACCCGCGCCCTCTTCGATCATCCGTTCCTTCAGCGCATCCCATTTCTCAAGCTCGTTGCCCATGCGCCGGACCCACTCAGCGCGCCGCGCCGATTGCAGGAAATACCGGGGCAGAACATCAACCGGGTTTTGAAGATAGAAGTCGCCCATGACCTTATCGGCGCTGACGCCAAACACTCGGCTTTTCTCAAACCGCGTGCCGGTTCCTGCGTTGTCAAGATTGACAAAATCATTGTTCTTGTGAACGAAACCCATGTCCCCTTGAAGGATGCGCTGAAACCACTCGTCGGCGGCGGCCTTCGCATCCCCTGCCGACATTCCGGCTTCCGTTTCGTAGAGCTGCGCGGCCCGTTTCTTAAACTCTGCGGGGCGGAGCAAAACAAGCGACGTGTCTAGCTGTCTCGGCAAGTAACCCTCGACGCGCCCAACCTCCATGCCTGCATCGCGCTGGTACTGAAGCTCATCGTTGAGCAAGTCCCTTATCTCGCGCGCCGCCTTGTGGATCGGCTTGTTGCCGCGAGGAAGGCTTTGCTGCCGGAGCATCTTCCCGAGCTGCAACAGGACCGCCTCACGACCTTTAGACTTTAGCCCCTTTGTCACGGGTTCGAGAATTCTTGCGAGCTTGTTTGCGTTTGTCGAGTGCCGCACATCGACCGCCTCGTGATAGGTCCGGCTGACCGCGCCCTTCGTGCGCCCAGCTCCGGCGGGCGCAAAAAACATATTTGCAATATCTGAAATTGCGTCCGACTTGTACCGGCTCGCGAGGGTGCGGAGCATGCCGTCATTCGAATAGGCAATGAGCCTCAGCGTGCCGTCCAGAACGGTTCGAACAAATGCCCTGGGAGTGGTGGTCTTCGACGCAGACCCCAGAAGCCGCATGCGCTCCGATAGCTGGTCATACCAGTCGTCGGCAATGCGGCCTGTGAAGCCACCAATATCCCTGATTGCTTCCTTAATCACCCTGGCGATTAACGCAGGGTCCAGCGGGTTCGCGTAGAATGTCGGCCCCATATCCTTGGCTTTTTTGGCGTTGCCCTTTTGCTCCGGCGTTTGCTTCTTTCCGCCATCGTCAAAAAAATCAGGAATGTCGAATGGGTCGTCACCTTTCGGCTTTGGCGGAGACGCGTCTGCCGTCTTAGCCTCTGGGGCGTCGCCGTCTTTCGCGCGCTCCGCAGCAAGCCGCTCGCTAACCTCGAAGTCGCTTAGCTTGGTATAGTCGATGCCGCGGTAATCAAGCTCACGAGCGAGATTGTCCTCAGCTTTGCGGCTGGCCACCCATTCCTCATGGCGCTGGTCAAACTCAGAGTACCGCTCGTCAGCGGTGCGCATTGCGCCCTGAATATCGTTCACCGCGTCATCGGTGTTAATGCTCCCGTCTTTGTTGTCGGGAACGTCAGGAAAGAAGCCCTGTTCCTTGGCCGCGATAAACATATCGTCTTGCGACATGCCCTCGTCGTTGATGATGCCCTTACGCTTATGAAGGTCTTGGCCCCGCAAATCTCCGTCCGGGTCCGTCATGCCTCCCTTGGAGCGAATGAACTGCATCAGCGTTTGGCCCGGAGACTTGTTACGAGCCCCGCCCTTTATTAAGCCCCTGATTGTGTCGCGCTCACCAGAGACGTTCTCGGCCACGCGACTGTCAAGCGTATGGGCGCTCTTGCGTTTTTCAGGGCGCTGTCGGACGGGCTCCCCCTTTACAGCCGGATCAACGCCCGCCCGACTTGCCCCGCGCGTTGTCGCCCCACGCGGTGCCTCTGGTTTACTCTCTGCACCGCCGCCCTGGGGGGCGTCCAGCGGTGGGTCATCAGGGTCTTTTGGTGGCGGGTCGTCGGGCTCGCGAGGGGGCGGCCCGTCATCTTTAGGCTTCGGGTTCTCCGCCTCAGCGCGCTTGCGTGCGGCCTCAGCCTCGGCCCGCGCCTTCACATCGCCGGTCGCGTCGTTGGTCCCGCGCTGACGAACCGTGAACCCGTCAACGGGATGATTGTGCAGCTCAAAGACTTGATCCGGCGAGCGCTTGTGACCCTCGTTCATCACCCATTTTGCAGCCTGCTTTTGGTTCGCAAACCGGATTGGCCCACCCTTTGTTGACCGGACAAGGCCGAACTGATCAACCGCATAACGGCCGTCAGCGTCGGGCGCGGCTTCGTTCGAAAAGTTCTTGTCGTTTTGGTAGCGGGCGCTCTCGGCGTTGTCCCGATTATTCCTCTGTCGCGCACTCTCTTCGTTGCGCCGCGAAGCCTCTTCATGTGCGCGCTGCCG